ACACTAAACTAGAACATTCTTCTGAGGCTCCCGCTAAGAGAATCCCTCCAAGAGCAGGGATGGGCAGGCCAGCAGGAGTGCCAAATAAGTCCACGACTGCGGTGCGCGAAGCAATCGCTCGTATGGCAGAAGAGAACGCAGATAACTTCTTGGATTGGATTAATCAGGTTGCGGCTACAAACCCAGAAAAGGCTTGCGACATTTACCTAAAGGCGATTGAGTACCACATCCCGAAGCTGGCTAGAACAGAGCATACCGGCGCGGAGAATGGGCCGATTCAGATTGCGGTCGGATGGCAGTCCAGCAAGTAATCATTCCATACGCACCAAGGGAGAATCAGCTTGCAGTCCATGAGGCAGTTGATACTCACCGATTCACAGTTGCGGTCTGCCATCGAAGATTTGGGAAGACTGTTGCGGCAATCAACCACCTTGTTAAAGCTGCGGTGTCATGCGAACGGGAGTCTCCGCGCTTTGCATACATCGCACCAACCTACACCCAGGCCAAGCGAGTTGCGTGGGACTATCTCCTAAAGTACACAGAGCCACTAGACGCTAAAGCCAACATCGCAGAGTTGCGGGTTGACTTCTGGGGCAGAAGGATAAGCCTCTACGGTGCGGACAATCCAGACTCTCTCCGAGGCATATACCTAGACGGTGTGGTCTTGGATGAGGTCGGGGATATGAACCCGAAGATCTGGAACGAGATCATCCGTCCTGCCCTTGCGGATCGTCTGGGTTGGGCAATGTTTATCGGAACACCCAAAGGAGCAAACCATTTCAAAGATCTCAGGGATCGCGCTGCGACGGAAGATGGTTGGTCGCTACTGGAGTTCAAGGCTAGTCAGACTGGTATTGTCCCCGAAGCTGAGTTACAAGCTGCTCGGCGAGAGATGGGAGATCAGAAGTATTTTCAAGAGTTCGAATGTTCGTTCGATGCCCCGGTTGAGGGCTCGTACTACGGGACAATACTTAACAACCTCGCTGAAGAAAGATTTAAGGAAATCCCAAGAGATGACCTCTGCAAGACCTTTGCGTCCTGGGATTTGGGGGTGGGCGACTCTACGGCAATATGGATTGCTCAAGCGACCGGCCAAGAGGTTCGTCTCATGGACTACATCGAGAACCACGGTCAAGGTCTAGACTGGTATGTGCGGGAACTAACCAACAGAGGCTGGCATAAGGCTGCACAACTCCTCCCTCACGATGTGGAGGTACGAGAGTTAGGTACTGGCAGAAGCCGCTTAGAGGTTCTTAGAGACGCTGGATTGGATTGCACGGTAGTACCCCGCTTGGGTGTGGACGATGGCATACAGGCGGTCAGAAGGCTTCTCCCGCGGTGCTGGTTTAATATGCCCAAGGTTAAGCAAGGTCTAGACTGTCTTAGAAACTACAGGCGGGAATATGACGAGAAGCGAAATGTTTTTTATGACAAGCCTCTGCATGACTGGGCTTCTCATGGCAGCGACAGCTTTCGCTATCTGGCAGTTGGCATGGATACAAATAGCAACTGGGGAAAGCCTCTTACCGTTACAACTAAATGGATAGTTTGATATGGCAAAGATGAACGAATTTGAGTTAAAAGCGATTGTTGAGTCTGAGATCGACAATGCTTTGGGCTACATCGAGACGGAAACGACGGAACAACGGCGCAAAGCCCTACAGTTCTATAACCGTGATCCATACGGCAATGAGGTCGAGGGGCGGTCACAGATCGTTACGGGCGAGGTTGCGGAGAGTATCGACTCTGCCCTGCCTGCGCTTCTCCGAGTCTTTACCCAGGGCGATGACATTGTTCGTGCGGAACCATCTGGCCCAGGAGACGAGCAGTTAGCTAAGCAAGTTACGGAATACCTGAATTACATCTTTTATCGGGATAACCCTGGCTTCTCCGTCCTAAACATCTGGTTTAAGGATGCGCTGCTACAGAAGAACGGTGTGGTAAAGGTCTGGTGGGACGATACGAAAGACATCCAGACCGAGGAATACCAAGATCTGACAGAGCAGGAAGTAGCGATGATGCTTGCGGATGAGTCCGTGGAGATCGTCGAGCAGGAGCAGAAGCAGGTAGGAGAGGTTCCGCAGGTCACGCAAGATCCGGTAACGGGTCAACCCATGCAGACCATGATTCCGATTTTTTCCTACGATGTGAAGATTAAGAAGACCAAGAGTTACGGTCAGGTGCGGGTGGAGAATGTACCGCCCGAGGAGTTCATCATCTCCAAGAAGGCGCGGACTATTACAGACTCGCCCTTCTGCGCTCACCGCAAGTTGACCACAAGGTCAGAACTGATTGCGATGGGTTATCCACAGGATGTTGTGGAAAACCTGCCTGCTTACGAAGATCTAACCTTTACGCCAGAGCGTGTTGCGCGGTACTCGGAGGGTGAGCAACCTCTAGACCGCGAGACGATGAACAAGCAGATGCAGGAAATTGAGACATTTGAGTGCTTCATTCGGATAGACGAGGATGGCGATGGCATTGCGGAACTGCGTCGGATCTTCTACGCGGGCATGGAGATCCTCGACGATGAGGAGATAGATTACGTTCCGTTCTGCTCTATCTGCCCGATCCCGATGCCGCATAAGTTCTTTGGCCATAGCCTTGCGGACAGGGTGATGGACATACAGTTAATTAAGTCCACGATTACCCGTCAGATTCTGGATAACCTGTATCTAACCAACAATGCGCGGGTGATGGCAGTAGACGGTCAGGTAAACCTAGATGACCTCCTAACAGTAACACCTGGGGGTGTGGTTCGGGTCAAGTCTCCGCAGGCTGTGGCTCAACTGGATGTCGCTCCGGTCGCTGGTCAATCCTTCCCGATGCTGGAATACCTAGATCAAGTCCAGCAGAAGCGGACGGGTATTAACCAGAACAGTCAAGGGCTGGATGCCAACATTCTGCAAAACACCACGGCGGCGGCTATTGCGGCAATGCAAAACGCTGCGGCTGGCAGGATCGAACTAATTGCTCGTACCTTTGCAGAGACAGGCGTTCGTGACTTGTTTATGCACATGCTCCACCTGGTCACCAAGTACCAGAGCAAGCCCAGGATCGTGCGGCTATCAGGGAAGTATGTAGAAATGGATCCTCGCCAGTGGAAAACACAGTACGACATACGGATAAATGTCGGTCTGGGAACTGGTACAAGGGATCAGCAATTGGCTATGCTTGCGATGGTTCTACAGAAACAGGAGCAATTACTTGGATCGGGTGCAATTGGTCAAGCTCTGGTTGGCGTCTCTCAATATAGATCCGCGCTTGGCAGATTTATCGAGGCGGCTGGTTTTGTCGATTCCGCTGAATTTTTCCGAGAACTACCCCCAGAGGCTGAACAGCAGATGGCAGCGCAGGCGCAACAGCCGCAGGCAGACCCTGCTACCCAAGCACTAATGGCTCAGACGCAAGCCCAAGTACAGGCTTCCCAGGCTAAAGCCCAGGCAGATATACAGGTTCAGCAAATGAAAGCCCAGGCCGACATACAGTTGGCTAGGGAAAAGGCTGCGGCAGAGATCCAACTGGCTCGGGAAAAGGCTGAAGCAAGTCTGCAACTGAAGATTGCGGAGTTCCAGGCCGAAGCCCAGATGAAAGCCGCGAAGGTCGGTGCGGAAATTACCGGTAATGTGCAAATTCCTGGAGACCAGCAACTTTGAGCGATAGACCTAGCCCAGAACGGGCGGCAGCACTACTTAAAGACGAGTTTTTCTTATCTGTTGTAAATCGACAACAGGAGTTGTATATTACCAACATTCTCAACAGTCCTGAGACGGATGTAGATGTGCGGGAACGCACTCTTATGAAGTACAGGGCGATAGAGGAGTTTGTAGCGTCAATCGAGTCTATTGCGGCACAAACCGAGATAGACAAGAAGCGCTGGAAGATTTTTTAACAACTAGGAGTTACGGATGGAAGACACCAACCCGCAAGGGAGTGCAAAAACAGTCAGTCAAGCCGCAGAGAGTTTTCTCGGTCTGATGGAGCCGCAGGAGGCGCAAGCCCAACCCGAAGCCCCAGAGGAGCAGGAAGCTAGTGCGGAGTACGAATCTGAGGAATCGGAAGAGTACGCGGAAGAATCCGAATACGAGTCTGAGCAGGAACCCACGCCCACCTACAAAGTAAAAGTAGGCAAGGAAGAGATGGATGTTCCGCTGGATGAGTTACTAAAGGGTTATTCCAGGACGAGTGACTATACCCGCAAGACTCAGGAAGTTGCCGAGGCGCGTAAGGCAGTAGAGGCTGAACGGCAGAAGATTGAGGAAGCGGCGCGACTCCGAGACACCTACGCCCAGAGACTCCAGGTGATTGAGCAGATGCTCTCACAGGGAGAAAAGGGCGAGGATTTGGCGGCTTTGAAAGAAAGTGATCCTATCGGTTATGCCGTAAGGGTTGCTGAGCAGACAGAGCGAGAGAAGCAACTGGCAGCGGTTCGTGCGGAGCAACAACGGATTTCCCAACAACAACAGGCAGAGCAATCGCAGAGGCTACAGGCCCACCTGCAAGCAGAAGCCTTAAAGTTGCAAGAGGCGATACCGGAGATAGTTGATCCCGCAAAAGGTCAGGCGATTAAGACTGACATACGGAACTATGCCAAGAAGATTGGGTTCTCAGATGAAGAGTTGGCCCAAGTCTATGATTCTCG